GTGTATATAACTGTGAAACACCAAAATTGGTTTTTAAAAGATCAACTGCTCTTGTCATAAAAAAAGTATTGCTACTTTATTATACTAGGCATTGGCTGAGAATTGGCAAGATATTACACCAACAAAATGACTTCTATCTTCAATTTCAAGCATTGTAGGTCCGTTTATATCCTGTACTCTTGGTTTTACGCTGAAAGTATCAGAATAATTAGAAGCATTTACTGAAGTAAGTCCATCAATAACAGATTCACTTATAGCAGACAAAACAGAAGTTCCTTTACTCTTTGGGACGTACACATTACATTGAACAACACCCGAATAATAATCTGTCGATGCACCTTGGTTTTGTAATGTAGCTTGAGCAAAATTGATATTCATAACAACATATTTTTTTGCTTTACCAGGAGTTACAAAAGTCACATTGTCATATACAACAGAGACAGTGTTATCTGCTGCTACCACTGCATCTGTAACTGCTTTTTCAAATGCTGCTCTTGCGTTTACTAAAGTCATAATCAAAATTCGGTGTAAGCCTGTCCGCCTGTACCCTCAGTAGATAAGCCTCTAGTTTGCCTAGATGCTACAAATATTCTACCTTTGCTTGTCATAGTTTCTTGAATTAATCTACCTAATTCACCTTGAACAAAAAATTGCACTTTGCCTTTTTCTAAAGCATAAGCAGCATATTTAGCTCTATTTCCAATAAAAACTGATTTTTTTATGTTAAAAGTTTTATCAACTGGAAATCTTGGTTGTATTTTATAAGTCGTATTTTTAGATTTAACAGAATCTTTATTCCAAGAATCTTTTTTAGCTTTTTTGATATTAGCCCAAGGCTGAAAATCCTCTACTCTATCAACTGCTTTCACTCCCATAGTCTGTGCTTTCCAACTGCTTGCAAAAAATCCTGTATAAACTGGACTACGTTTTTTAGTTGATAATGATTTATGTATCTTTCTAATTAACTTATTAAAGTCTTGATTCATCTGAGCTTCTAACTCTTTAGCAGGATTAGATTTTAAAAAATCTTTAGCCATTAAAAACGCACCAAAATTGTAAATAAATAAATCTGACCGCCTTTTTTTGTATCTAAATCATAAATTTGTGCAGTTCTTGTCTCTCCTGCATATGTCAGCTGGATCTCGTCATCAAAGTCCACTTGATTATCACCAATCAAATCGGGAGTAATATATAGCTTTGCCTGCCTCATTTCTTTACCTTCATCTTCTTCAGATCGAATAAACTCAATCGGTACTTTTATATCTGAATAAGTTGTGTCTATAGTTATTTGTTCTCCTGTCTCTACGTTATAACTTGAAACTCCTTTCTTTACATAAGTAATAGTTGTATCGAGAGAGTCTCCCAAAGTTGCAACTATATCTTTTGCAACGCTTTTTAATAGTGAATCAAGTTGTCCCGCCATTATCCTCTAACTACCCTCATCTGAAAGCTACCAGCTCCACCAAGTATATAAGCACCTAAATAACTTTGTAACCAAGGGTAAACATCAAGAATATTATTTATAGATCCTGTTCCTTGACTATCAGTATTATATTTAACCTGTATATCTCCTAGTTTTACTTCTTCAAAATTACCATCTTTACCTGTAGTACCTGTAATAGCATCGGTATCATTTGCCAATGCCCTAGCTAATTCATACTGTGCATATTTAATATTTAATGGAATAGTAGAACAAGCTAATTCAACACCATCAACTTGATAATTATTTCTTGGAAACTTTAATGCCTGACCATCATCACATCTGTCTCCATAAAAAACAAAGCTATCAATCCATCTAGTTGCTGATATTAATGCTCTATTTTTTTGATCATCTGTTTTATTAGTCCAAGTGCTCGAATCTGGGACGGTTTCAAAATAACTATTAGCTTCTGTCAATGTGACATAGCTATTTGCATTAGCATCTTTTATTGTTGCGTTTATAGTAGCTGCCACGATAAGAAAGTAATTTTAGTTTTATTGTAGCGTAAAGAAAAAACCCCACCAATAATTGATGAGGTTTCTTCATTGCCTTGCAACTTAATACTACTAAGGATTAGTACCTGTATCAAGTGGTGAGTTAACGATTAGCTCAACTATAGGAATTAAATCCGCATCGTATGTTAATGCCCAGTTGTTATCGTTAGCTAACGCTGCGTTAGTTGGGTTGTCAGTAGAAGATGTCCACTTAGTTCCCATAACGTGATAAGCACTATGGTAATCAACAGACATAACATCTTGCTTAGATAAGATGTT